GTGCCACATTGTTTGACGGTACTGCTACCTCAGTGGCTTTAAGAGTCCAAGTGTCTACCGGAACATATGTGTCTAGTACAGCCGTATCTGCAACCGTGCCGTTCGATTTTACAACATCTGACAAAATCCTTTGGAACCTTTACTACAGGGCCGCCTAAACCGTGGCAATTTCACCTAACGACGACTTCACTGCCGGTCAAGTCCTGACCGCCACAGAATGTAACCAATTCCCCCGTGGTGTCATGGCTAGGGCAACGTCAACTACTAGTTACACGTTGACCACAAGCGATGTCATCGCTACAGGTATGACGGTCACATTTACGGCAGTTGCCGACCGTTATTACCGCATTACCTACTTTGAACCGCAAGCACAAACAGCAACAGCCCTGTCAAGTACATCGGCAACCATTCGACAAACTAACGCCGCTGGCACAATCCTAAACAGCACCGTTTTCCAAAACGAATCAGGATTGCAGGACCAAATGGGCATGACATGTATTAGCACCAACACTTTTAGTGCTGGTTCAATCACGGTTGTCGGGTGTGCTAAAGCAACTTCCACGACAGGTACGCCGCAAATGGTTCGGTCAGCAACCGTAATTGCTTTGCTACTGGTTGAGGACATCGGGCCAGCCTGATGAATATTGCCAACCCGTCAAAAGCGTTGATCGCGTTGGTCGCCCTAATTGGCATGATCGTGTTGATGGCTATTGACGGTATAGACCGTTCAGCAGGCACAAACGTGATCGTCGCTATCGTGTTTTATTCCATAGGCAACGGTGTCGGAGCCAAAACAAACACGCCAGTAGAACCAATCATCGGAAGAAAGAAAGACCCCAAATGAAACAGACCGTTTACGCCGTAACAACCACTGCCGTTAAAGTTCGTGCCGCGAACGCGGAGCAAGCAACGATCTATTTACGACCACAAGGGAACGACACTTATGTCGGAGGTTCAGACGTAACTACCTCAACTGGACTCAAGTTAACTAACGCCGACATTCAAGAAATGGTGATTCCTAATCAGGAAGAACTCTGGGCGATCGTTGCGACTGGCACTCATAACCTCGTAGTGATTGAGCCCGTCAACTAATGACTACCTATCCCGTACTACCGATCATTATGCCGACTGACCTCACAGGTCAGAAGAACGGTTATGTGGTTTCGGCAGTCTTACGGACTATCCAAAAGCCGTCAGGGAAACTAGAGAAACACGCCGCGACCGCATGGAATTGCCTCCAGTTAGCCGCTTACTTTAATGCGTTAACTCTTAATCAGGTTGGGGCGTACCGTACTTACGCTCAGCAGCTCTCAATGTTCAACGCCCGCTATTCGACTACAGACATGGGCCGCAAGCCTCAAGTGATCAGGATTTGGCAGGGAAAGAAATACTATTTGAAGCCCGGCATGAGTCCGTGCTCGACTCCTTCCAACAGTGACCACGGGTGGGGATTGGCTATAGACGTTGCGAACTGTTCAGTTAGTTCCCCAATTTGTAAATGGCTTTTGGGTGACAGTTTTGCTACTTGTGAAGCCCTCAAATACGGGTTCACTTGGGCAGTCTCAGACCCTAAGAATCCGAACTTTGAACCTTGGCATTTGCAGTACGTTACGGGCGACACTTGGACCCCAGCAGTCCTAGACATGATTAAGGTTTTCCCCAACCTTGTCGCCTAGTGACTTGACATCCGACCTATAAGTCGGTAAACCTACTCCCGACCTCGGAAACCCGACTCAGGAGGAAATATGCAACCGTCACTCTTTGACGAATTAACTGTCTCGGCTGAACTGCTCAAATATGAAGCGTTCAAAGAAGCGAACCCGTGGGTATTACCTAAGTTGACTCGAATGTGTGTTGACTTGCGGAACCGTGGGCATTGGCATTACGGGATCGCGGCCCTTGTGGAGGTGCTCCGCTATGACTATGCGCTCACTAACGACCCGTCTAGTGAGTTCAAGTTCAATAACAACTATCGGGCTTTTATGGCCCGCGAGATCATGCTCAACAATCCGTTACTTGACGGCTTTTTCAGTACCCGTAAATCCGTTGCGGACATAACAGAGGACTACTAATGAACCTTAAACGATTCCTACTTCTATCTTTTCTAACTTATGGGGCTTGCGCCTTGTGGGCGTTCACTGGCGTTCAGGGCTCATCAGAGACCCCTAGAATCACTTCTACGCCCGTCACGGTCACGCTTGGGATGTTGACACCCGAACAACTGCAGGACCGCGCTGAGGAGTTATCCACGACGACGACTTCCACGAGCACGACAACCACGATTCCGCCGACAACTGTCGCGCCTGTTTCCGTAGAAACCAAATGTCAAGAATGGTTCCCGACAGCGATATCGGTCGGCTGGCCCAACAATCCCGAAACCCTAGAAAAGTTGGGTCGCCTGCTCTGGAAAGAAACAAGATGCCAAAATGTGTCTTACACCCATCCGATGTTTAACGGTCACGACCACGGTGTCGCACAGATCAACCAAATACATCGCGCCTATGTTGAGCAACTGTTCACGGGCCCGATGGAAGAATCCATGTCCGACCCGACCCTTAATCTGCGGTACGCGTACATCCTTTATTCCGAACGCGAAGCCAAAGGTCAGTGCGGTTGGCAACCGTGGTCATTGTGCTAAACGTCTACCGTCCCGACTGGCAACAATCAGCAGCTTGCCACGGACTCCCCCTCGACTTGTTCTTCCCGTCCAGTGGCATGGAATCGTCGCGAAACATGAACGTCATCAAACCGTTCTGTCAAGCGTGCCCGGTACGGGTGGACTGTCTCGCCTACGCGCTTTCTCATCCTGATGAGCGTGGAATATGGGCGGGCACCACTGAAAACGATCGGCGTAAGATCCGTTCTAAGAACTACAACGACCGCCACGCCACACCCCTCGTATATAGTGACGGAAAGTACCGACAGATAAAGGACCCGACATGAATGACGAACTGGCGGCCATGACCGCAGTTATTACTAAGGCTGAGATTGCGATGAAGTCTGCAACATGGCAGATTGAACGCCTCAGGGATGACGTGACGATGCTTAGGAAGGCGTTGTTTGAGTTGGCTTATGTTGCGGAAGAGAACAGTATCTACCTGTCGAATCTGACTAAAAGCACTCAAGATGTGATCGTGGCTATGCGTCTCGGCGGATTCAAATGAACTGCGGGAACTGCGGTACAGGTTTCAACAGTGCCGATCTGCGATGCCGTTTAGAGTTACGCGGGATCTGCCTTGCTTGCGCCGAAAGTAGCGGTTTTGCTGGGATGACATTGGAAGAGACGGCGCGTTGCGTGTCAATGCTCAAAGTAGTTGCCCGTTATAAAAACCAAACGCCCGAACAGGCCCGACACATTAAGGACATGGAATCATGATTATTAACTCAATTGCCCCAGTAGTTCCAATGACAATCAAATATGAGGATGAATGGAGGTTTGTCATGGCAATAACGTACTGTTATGCCGAATCAAGCGACAGTGATAAAGCCTCAGACTATGTCAGTTATGAAACTACTGAAGGTTCGGTATTTCAGGAGGACATAGAAGAATTTAAATTTCTAATGACCGTTCCCGTGCACAATCTTCAATGGATCACATATGAGGAATTGGTATGAGTTTCAATCCAGCCGATTACGCAGAAGTAGCCGAACGCCTCCCACTGTTTTGGAAAGACTGTCCACGCGGACGGATCATCACCGAAATCATCGTGGACGACGGTACTCGAATTGTGATGTGTGCCGAACTGTACGCCGACATAAGCGACCTAGTACCAACCACCACGGGCTTCGCTGAAGAGATCCGCGGCTCAAGCATGGTCAACAAAACATCGGCTTTAGAAAACTGTGAAACCAGTGCTATCGGTCGGGCCCTAGCGAACTACCAGTTTCAGGGCTCTAAGAAACGGGCGTCACTGGAGGAAATGGTCAAGGTGTACCGTCAAGGCGAACAACCACAAACCACCACCAACGCTCCAGCAGCTGCACCGCGTACCGCGTCCCTCGGATCGTCCAGCGAACCACCAACCCCGAAACAACTCGCACTCCTACGCTCCAAGAACTGGGAAGGCAACGCACCGTCAACTAAGCGTGAAGCATCCGAGATCATAGATCGGTTGATGAACGGTGGCTGACATATCTGAAGCAGAGTTTCAGAAAGCCGTGATTTCATTGGCTAAATTGCATGGTTGGAAAGTGATGCACACACAGATGGCGCAGATACGACCGGGTAAATGGATCACACCGAATACAGGCGATCAAGGTTTCGTTGATCTAGTGATGACTCATCCGACGCGTGGGACGATCTTTGTCGAATTGAAAACAACTAAAGGCATCGTGTCAAATACCCAGTGGGAATGGATCAACACGCTTGAATTATCAGGCGAAGAAGTGTACGTCTGGCGACCGAAAGACTTAGAAAAGATATCAACCCGACTAGCAAGGAAACCAAACGATGACTGAATTTATGCAACCAATCAACCCGATGCGCGTTTGCCACGGCGACGCTGACTGGTCGTTTACGACCCCAGTGTTTGCTATCGCTATATCAAAAAGCGATGAAATTGAATACATAACCATCAACGGTAGTTTCTTCACTCCACATCAAGTCAAGTTCGCTGAAATGAACATAAACGGTCAGTGGGTTCGACTTGAATCTCGCAAGATGTCATATAGCCTTCCAACATCTGACACCTAGCCCGCGTCTAATATGCGTACCGTCGGGTCAGGAGTGAACACTGACCCGACACCCCCTAACTCAATCCAGCAGCTCATAAAGAGATGAGCATCAGCCCTTGTGAGCATCTGAACCTCACTATGGGAACACTCGGGAACGAGGGTAGACGACTATGTCATGTAGTCGATCAGCGTTCAAACGTACATTGCGAATGGTTGTCCACCGAACAAAACTAGACAGGCTCCCATGGGCTACTAGCCCTGAATAGTGGGGGACACAAACCACCACACCATCACACGTCAGAACGGTAGCGATCGCAATGGTGCCCTTCCATTGTGGTCGCTTAATTCCCTTGACCTTGCCATTGACCTAGACTTAAATCATGCGTGATAACAACATTGGTGTATACAAAGTCAAAGTCGGCAACCTGTATTACATCGGCTCAAGCACCAACATCGCCGGACGAAAACGCAACCACCTTAAACAACTACAAACAAAAACACACACCAATTACAAACTCCAAGTTGAATACAACAAAAGCCAAACATACGAATTTACAACACTTGCAACCTGCGAATGGCAAGAAGTACGACTACTCGAACAGGATTACTTAGACAAATATTGGGGCTCCCCCAGATGCTGCAATATTGAACGGTTTGCAGTTAGCGAAACAAAACCAACCCGAAAGTTAAACAAACCGAAACGGTAACCCGACATGACAAACAAACCAAAGAACCACGGCCACTGGAACTCAAAAGAATACAGAGACAACAGAGCCGAACTACTACGCGACAACCCCCAATGCTACATATGCGGCAAACCTGCAACTGAGGCCGATCATCTATTGGAGTACGACAGAGGTGGTACGCACGAAATGCATAATCTTGCACCAATATGCAAACCATGCAACAGTCGGCGCGGTCAGGCGTATGGAGAACGCAAGAAAAGAATTGCCAAAAGTATGACAAAAGACTTCTTTACACCAACTACGGAAGCCCCCGAACCGCTTCTGAGAATGTCTCCTGACCCTGAACTGGCGGGAACTGGCGAGAACCAGTCTGCATTTGCCCTGCTCAGCGACTATAAACCGAGATTGGAGACGACCGGGTTGTCGAGTCTGTCTTATGGCCCCCAAGTTGCTAAGTGGGCGGAGACGTATCAAAACATTTGTCTTTTTGAGTGGCAAATCTTGGCGTTGTCTGGACAACTTAGTCACGATGAGGATGGTGCTTTGCAGTTCCGTGAATCTTTATGCAGTACGGCGCGTCAGAACGGTAAGTCAGTTGGGTTGCAGGCTTTAATTGGTTGGTGGTTGACGGACTTCGCGAAATTGCGTGGCACACCTCAAAACATCTTGAGCGTCGCTAACCGTTTGGATCGTGCGGAGGCGATCTTTAATAGTTTGGTTCCGATCCTTGTGGACATCTTTGGCGGTAAGGCGATGAGGACTTTTGGTCGTAAGTCGGTCACGATGCCAGATGGAAGTGTTTGGGAAGTCAGAGCTGCTAGTCCGAATTTGCATGGACAAAGTTGTGATTTGATTGTGGTGGACGAACTTTTCAACGTGTCGGAGAAGTGTTTGTCGGAGGCTCTGCGTCCGTCTCAGATTGCGCGCAAGTCTCCGTTGCTTTCGTGCTGGTCAACGGCTGGGGATGAATCGAGTGTGGCGATGATTCATATGCGAGAGACGGCGATTAACGAGATTGAAAAGAAGGAAACGTCGCGTCTCTACTTTGCTGAGTGGAGTATTGGTGATCGGGATTGGCGTGATCCAGCGAACTGGGGTTATGCGAACCCTGCGCTAGGTAAAACGATTACGATTGAGGCGTTGCAGGCGGTGTCTAAGAAGGACAGTTTCTTGCGTGCTCACCTTAATATGTTCATTAGCAGTAGGGGCTCTTGGTTAGATGAGGGCGTGTGGGGGTCCTGTAAAACTGATGATCCGATGCCGGCTGGGGGTGTCTTGTGTGTCGAAATGTCAATGGACACAAACCGTTATGTGGGTGTCCGTTCGTCAATGGTGGACGGGATCGTTACGACGTTTGTTGAGTTCATCGTTGATAACGAGGAAGCAATGTGGGCGGAGGTTGAGCGGGTCATGGAAGATAAGCAAGTCGCCTTGGCTATCACTCCGACCCTTGAGATTCACGCACCGCTTCACTTGCGTCGCAGGATGACGATTGTTGGTCAGGCGGAGTTAATTAAGTTCACGGGCCTTGCTCAAAAGATGATTCTTGAGAAACGGGTTAAGCATCTTGGGCAACTTACTTTGTCGGAACATATGAACCGTGCCGTCATGATTAAGACGGGAATGGGTGTGACGTTGTCGCACAAGTCGAGCCCCGGTCCGATTGAGTTGGCAAAGTGTGCCGTTTGGGGGATCGCGCTCTCTAGTAAGTATCAGAACCGCGCTAAACCCATCATGGTAGTCGGTTGAACTATTGTGGGGGCGTGTCGGTGGGATCGTCGGGGTCCCATCGGCACACTCACTGATCGGATTGCTAATGGGATTGTTTACGCGTAAAGAGGTTACGAAAGCGGCGGTGTCGCCGTTTACTGATGCGCATAAGGCTGCAGCTGCTGGATCGTATGGGACGTATCAGCAGAATCA